GGGTGCATCACAAACAATAGTTGCAAAACTAAATATTGCAAAAGCTGTTGGTACCACGTCACGTACTTTCTTCGCTGATTATCTCTACTATAGGCAGACATACACAAATACCAAATAATGATCATGCATAAGTACAGGATGCTATTTGACAACGGGTATATTGAAACGCTAAGTCTGGAGGAGGCCCAGGCTCACGGCAACTATGTAGAGATCTGGGAGGAAGTACCTGACCCAGACCCAGCACCATAAGTCCAACCTTATTTTTTCACAAGTATAAATGAATGACATGATCAATGACATCTCTCCGGTAAACATCTGGAAGGACGGAATCACACAATCAGCTACTAAACTTTTACTGCGGGTAATAGCAGACGACCTGTACAGTCAGGCCGTGTTCTATTATGAGCTGCGTACCACAGGTGACGATATTGTCACCAATGGTAATCTTACGCTGAGCGGTGCCGCATATACCACCTGGAACACCGGTGCTAATGCAACACCAGAAGCGTTTATCTGGGCAGCTGACCAACTGAATTTAACTCTATCGTAATATGGCCACTATAAAACTTGAAACCTTTGCTCCTGGTACACCGCAAGTATCAGCAACGAACTTTGTTGCTAAACTGCAAAACGCTGTGAACAACGCAGCGCCTGGTACTGTCATTGACTGCACGTCTTACGCAGGACGTGTCAATTTCAGAACACCCATTAACATTACTCGTTCTGTCACATTGCTTTTTGGTAACATCACCCTGGGTTATACAGGGGCAGGGAACACCAACATGTTCAATGTGTACGCACCCAATGTAAAAATCAAGGGTGTCAGCCGCGCAGGTGTAAGTACTACGGATCAAAGCGTGACCCGTTTGTTTATGACCACGCAGGGCGCAGGCTACCACATTTTTGTGGGTGCTACCGCTGAGATGGCAGAAACACAGAGCTGGGTATCACGCCACGGGTTTGAACTGCATGACATAGAACTTAAAGGACTTGCATCTTTGATTGAGGTGGACGATGACAACGAGAGCACTGTATACACAAGAACAGGCGCTGGTGGTTTGCACATCATCAAAGGCAGCCCGTTTTCCAGTACTGAATTCATTGATGATGTAGTGCTGAGCAATGTGCTGGTGGATGGCGCGCGTAACCATGGCATTTACATGCTGGGTGCACGCAGTTCAGCATTGAAGAACTGCACGGTGCTTAACGCTGGTGGTCATGGATACATGATGGATGGCGGTAAGAGCAACATCATTGAGTCTTGTCGTGCGGAGTTGTGCAAGCTTGCAGGATTTCACATTAAAGAAGAACAATACACCACACTGGAAAGCTGTCTGACAAAGCTGTCAGGACTGGGATTCTTTTTGCGTTCCACTAAGTCTGTAACATTGTCTACCTGTGGAGCAGAGAACAACATCGACCGTGGTCGACAGCCGTATAACTACAGGGTAACAGTAAACGTACCCATGACCTTTACCATAGATGACGTAGGACCCTTACACCAGTTTGCGTTTGACGGCAGCAGTTACCTGGTATATGGACAGCAGAATTATGATTTCTGCGGTGGTGACGCTCAGACAACACGTTATGGATATACCTGTATTGAAGGCAAGCAAGTACGACAGTTGCAGGTAAGTACTAGTTACACTCGATTTGAATGCACGGAAAATGGGGATTGCCCTGAAGGTTTCAAGTGTGTTGAGGGTCTTTCTGTTGTTGATATCAATAACACTAACCAATGGCAGAAAGTCGGTGCTAAACCTTCTGGAGGTGAGATCTACCGCGGCCCAGGCTCTCAGATGCACGATCCTAATGGTAATGGCGGCATAGAGTTCCACACCGGATGGGATCAAAGAGAAGAACTGCGCGTGTATGGTGTCTTAGAAACAGAAGATTATGGGTATGTAAAATTTGGAACAAGGTCTCCGCGTAGAACTGGAGGACCTTTAGGAAGAAGGCTTAAGTCTATTCTCAACCCTAATGGTAATTCGGGTTGCCCATGTGCTATTGATGCAGATTGCCCTCAAGGTTTTACGTGCGACCCTCAAACAAACTACTGTGTGCCTGACACCGGAAGCGTGGATGCAAACGATGCACCCTTGTGGACATTGCTGGGTAACAAACCCAACATTGACACACCTGTATACCAGCATGCAACGTTGCCTGTTCAGTTTCATACCGGTTGGAATGACGGAGAAGAGTTGATCCAGCGCATGTACTACCGCAACAACAACAGTGCGTTTGATTTTGCCAATGAAGCTACCGTACTGAACGCGTGTTACTCTCATGATCCTGGCAACCGTGGAACAAGCATTTTCTATGTGAATGGCATGACCACGCACTTTAAGTTTGTGGATGCATTCTACAACACAGAGATTATCAACCCGCTGATAAAACAGCCTTTTGGTACCAAATACAAGATGATGTTCTTGTTGGATACTGGGGAAACCTGGCAACGTTATCCGTCTTACAGTATGGAAGGTAGCAACATGCAAACTTATGCTTACAGCACTACGCCTGACCTGGATTACCTGCAGGTGGCAGACGTACTTGACTTAACAGACTAATTTTTTTCTCTATAATTATGGCAAAAGCAAAAGGAACTTCGAATAACTTTGCACCCAAGCCACGTCGCAAACGTCCGGGCGTGCACGCAAAGACTAAAGCCTCTCAGTTGAAAGGCTCTAAGAACTACAAAAAACTTTACAACGGACAGGGATAACACCTATGGAAAACACCAAAACCAAACTGAGTGTAGCAGAACTATGGGCGCTGCACGGAGAACTGACAGGCACGGAAACACAAGCTGCCCTGCTTTCTCAGAAACTTTCTCTAACCACTAAGTTTTATTTGACTAAGCTGGCCAAGGTCTGCGCTGAACACAAAAGTAATTTTGAGACGGTGCGCAACGAAAAGATCAAGGAGCTGGGTGCAGCAGATGAAACAGGCGCGATCAGCGTACCTGAGTTTGTCGATGGTAAGGTCAATGAGGACTACATCACACTTCGTGACGCAGTGAATGAACTCCTGAAAGTGGAAGAGGAGATTGAACATCCCGCCTTCAACATTGAGGATTTCAGTGCAGTAGAGACAGAGGGATTCTACCCTGTGTTCTTCAAACTGCTGGGTTTATAATTGAAGTGCAAGGGGACCTCATCACAGTCCCCTCACAACTTCACCCCTAAATATAAGCCAGAGCAGGCTTATCTCTTTATACTAGAAGGGTACTTCAGGATTTAAGATCTTGTCGTACACCTTGGTTCTTTCTTCTTCTGTAAGAATGCGCAAGTGTTCAGCAATCTCGACCGCGCTCACCGTGCAATCGCTGCGGTGATTGGTGCCGTCATTGGTGAACAGTAACGCACTGTTGAAGATAACCACATCTGGCAGGAATGCCAAAGTAAAAGCGTCACCTACTTTCTCAGCAGGCATAAACGCAATCCCATCAGGGACGTATACCATCACAGGTATACCGTTGAACGCACAGTGTTTGGTTCTGAATGTAGAAGACCGCAGATACACATCGATATCCGCGGTCGTTTCCACATCCACTTGACCAACAAACTGGGTTGCCGTGTCAATGTAAATTGATTTCATATTAAGGACCAAAGTAGTGAAAACCTGAGCTCACATCATCATTGTTGCCAGACTTTATGTTGTAACAAAGGTCTGCCAGCGTTGAGGTTGTGGTTTTGCTCTTGTCTTCTTTTTTGATAAAATATTTGCTGGTCTGCATGAAGGTAAAGTCTGATGCTTCCTCATACACACGGACATACTTTTCCGTGGCATCCAGCACATCCTCCCAGCTGTAGTCTGGGTACTCTTTGAAGAACCATCTGAACCGTTCAAACAGATCTTTGGGATTGGTTCTGAAACTAACCGATGAACCTTCTTTCTTACCCTTGGGAAAAAAGCTGTTATACTTTTCAATATAGGCTTCCCACTCAGAGAAAGGTACGTCGGTCTTCTTTGCACGTTTGATTTTGCCAAGGGTATTCTCAGCTTCTCTGATAACGTGCAGGCCTTTGTCAGTGATTTTGTACGTGGGTGACAGCATCTGATCTGTCTTGAGTTCTTGCAGATGACCGGTCAGGCTGAGCCTGTACTGTTCATGCTTGAAGTTGACAAACCCCGTGTACATGTAATTATGATAGGTGGCGTGCAGGATGAACAATCCATTGGGAGTGATCTTTTCACGCACCAGGTAATCATATAACTCTTTCATAGTGTTGGTTTAAAAAAGAAGGGGCTGCACAAATTACAGCCCCTTTCTGATTAGCGTACAGGGCAAGCACCTCCTTCACAATCTGAGATGTCCATGTCATTCAGGTTGATGGTGTCATCAAAACTGGAGATGGTCTTTACACCTGCAGATAGTTCAAGGTACTTTTCTTCTGTGATCTCTTCCAGTGGAGCCTGGTCAAAACCGTGCTCGTTGTGTAACAGAAAGGATACACTCTTCACATTGATGTAGTTCTCAGCCAACCACTGACGGATCGTTTCCAACTCTTCCTTGCGGTAGTAGATGGTGACTGATACTGCGTTGTCAGACCATTCGGCTTGTAAGCGTTTGATTACTTCCAACTGATCCAGTGCAGTCATGTCATTAGCCAACATAGTTCCTTCAGGAAACTTACATGGGAACGATACCACTACCGTTGAGTGATCTTCAGTTCCATCAAAGTTGCGTTGGAACTCTACATGGTAACCGTGACTTTTGCACACAGGTACAATCGGGCTGTCAGAAGCCATGCGGATACGACGGATGTAGTGCTGCGAATAACCTGGATGAGCGCCTGAAGTCACACCGGCCAGTAAGCTCAATGTACCAGAAGGCTTCACGGTAGTCAGTTTGATAGAAGGATTAAATCCTTTGGCTTTGCTGTACTCCTCGTCATAGGCTCTCAGGTATTTGTAACAGTATGATAACCAGCTCTTTTGTTCTTCAGTAGCTTGTAAGTACCCTGTCACTCCAATACCCATACGCATATTTTTGTGTACGATGTCTTCCGTTTCCTGTACCGCGCACTTAATTGCCAGGGAATGTTTGTTGATACGATACAGCAATCTTGCTACCTCATACAATTCAGTTACACTGGTGATGTTGGGCAGGTATATCTCTGCCAAACAGCAAGTCTCATAGTTTGCCAGGGACTGCTCTGCGCATGGATTGAATCCCATCACGTCGTGGTCTGGATACTGGATCTCCCCGGTGCGACCCATGCGACGGGCTGCCTCCAGGTTGATGAGGCCATATGGTTCACCATTACCTTTGTATCCTTCCCAAAACTCTTCTGGTAACTTGGTCACATCATCACAGATCACGGAGTTGTTACTCATCGCTCTCCAGTTGGGAATGCCACCCAGGTCCCAGCGTTTTGCACGCAGGAATTCAAAATCGTCATAGTCACCCAGGGCAATCTGGGCTGAGCGTCTTACGTTACCGGCAACGACAATGCGGCCAATAATGTTCATGATGTCCAGGCAATCAATAGGGCGTAGGCGTTTGCCAGCACGAGTGTTCAGCAAATCATTGATTGCAGTCATGCCCCAGACCAGATCCTCCGGTCCAGAAGCTACCCCGCCAAATCCTTTGATGGGTGAACCCTTGGAGCGGATCAGATGAGTGGCAAAGCTGAAGCCTTTACCTGTAACAAATGATGCTTCCAATACACGCTGCAATAACTCTACCCAGCCTTCTCTTGAGTCTGGTACGATGAAGTCTGCGTCGTTTACATCTTTGCGCTCAATCTTTACTTTCTTCAGTACCTTGGGAATCTGATATACGTGCTCGCGTTGGATGTTAAATCCAACACCAGAACCTAACATCAGCATTTCAAATGTCCAGGTGAAGGGTCTGATTGGTGCGTCTACGACAACAAACGCACAGTTTTGTAATGAAGGCAAACCTAAACGGTCTACCGTTTTTGTACCTAACTGCCACAGGAATCGTCCTGCCACAGTACCTTTTAGGTTCATCATCATATGACGAACCGCAGCTTCCTCCGATGGCGTAAAGCCTACGTTCAACTGCTCGCGGCAAGCCTTAACCACGCGGTCAATGGTATCATGCCATTCTTCTGTCTTTCCATTCTTTGTTGGGCGCGAATAGGTGCGCTTGTAGGTTACGTAACCTACTGGTCCCCAGGGTGTTGAAGACGACAAGTCCCCTGGGCTGAGTGGTGTTTCTGCCATAAGGTTGGGATTAAAAATTAGTGTGTGTACTTAATTGAGGGCTGCAAATATAACAGCATATTGTAGACCTGCACATATAGTCTACAAAATAATTTCCAGACAATCTGCACATATTAATTAAGTTTTTTAAAGTGCGTGCTGTGTCACCATAATTCCGTATATTCTTGTAGAGGGTGGTGGAGAAGTACTTCTTATCTCTACAATATGAACTTTGCATTTCTTATGAAAACCAAGATCTGGTTATTGGCGTCACTGTCCGTTTTACTACCGATCAAAGAACTGATGCTGACCATAGGTTTCCTAGTATTCGCTGACCTGGTGGTTGGTTTATGGAAAGCCATGAAGCTCAAACAACGCATTCGCTCAAGACGAATGAGTGACACAGTCACCAAGCTTTTGCTGTATCAATTGGCAATCATCTCCTCTTTTCTCATTGAGAAGTATGTCATCACAGAAATGTTACCCATAGCTAAACTGGTAGGCACCGTGATTGCCATTATAGAATTCAAGAGCATCATTGAAAGCATTGAAGCGGTAACTAAGCAGGACATATGGAGTCGAATCAAGTCTTTGATTGGACGCAAGAGCGATGACCTTGTTGACGCTATGGGAGAAGACTCTGAGCCTAAGCCAAAAACCAAGGCCGCCAAAAAACAAGAGGCGACGCCTGATATCTAACCCCTATGATAGACCGTAAAACCAGCTTCTACACCGGGATCATTCTGGTCCTGGTTTTTATTATTCTCTTACAACGTGCGTGCACGCCTAAGTGTGAGGAAGTGTCCACCCCTGAGCCAAGTGTCCATGTGGACACCTTGTACAAGGAAGTTGTTAAGACAGAGGTGCAACGCGTACCTGTATACAAAACAGACATACAGTATGTCAAAGAACCGTGGATGGTTCCTGACACAAACTATGCAACACTTAAAAAACAGTTTGAACAGCTTGTCAATCGATACGCTGTCAAAAACATCTATCGTGACACCATATACATTGACTCTATAGGCACACTGGTATTGACAGATACCGTCCGCAAGAACATGCTTGCAGAACGTATGTATATCCATAATTACAAGATCCCTACGATTACTATCACTAAGACTATTCCTCTACCACCTAAGCGACAGGTGTTTGTGGGTGGTGCCATTGGTGCCACCTATCCTGTTGCTATATCCAGTGTGCAGGCAGGGATGTTGTTCAAGAATAAAAAAGACCAGGTGTTTGGCTTAAGCGTAGGCCTTGACACAAGAGGTGTCATGACGTACTCGCTGTCATCTTACTGGAAGATATCCTTTAAACGCTAACCCTATGAACCTCAAACAAGTTGAATTCCCTGCCACGCAGTATTTGCAGGAGGAACATCCTAAGCGCCAGATCTATATTCACCACACGGCAGGCAATGCAGATGGTGAAGCGGTGTTTAAAAGCTGGGCTAACAATCCTGAACGTATCGCAACCTGCGTTACCATCACTGGTAAACTCAAGGGTAAACCTGAACTGGACGGTCAAATCGTGCAAGGCTTTCCTTCTAAGTTCTGGGCGTACCACCTGGGCGTCAAGGAACAAGTATTCAAAGACTACAAGGTGCCGTATAAAGCATTGGACAAAATCAGCATTGGCATAGAGATTTGCAACTGGGGACAGCTTACACTTAAGAAAGGTAAATTTTATAACTATGTAGGTAAGGAAGTTCCTGCGGATGAGGTATGTGAATTAGCTACTCCATACAAAGGAAATAAGTACTTTCACAACTACACGGATAAACAGATTGAATCTGTAAAGCAACTGTTGTTGTTGTGGAAAAACAAATACGGCATACCTCTGACTTATGATGAGGACATATGGGACGTAACACCCCGCGCTCTCAAAGGAGAGGCAGGAGTGTTTACCCACAACTCTGTCAGAAAAGATAAGATAGACATCTATCCTCATCCTAAGATGGTAGAGATGCTCAAAAGCATTTAAAAAAAGACTACTTCAGTAGTTTATTTATAGTTGGTTTCTTCCGCAAGGCCCTCACAACGGTGGGGGCTTTGTGTTCATAGACGTGTCAGTTCCTCGTGCTTCAGAATCATGACGTTGTTGTCAACAGGATCTATGTGCTGTATAAAGGAAAGCACCAGTTGAAGTTCACGCATCTGGCTGTAATCCAGGTAGTTCTTCTTAGGCTTTTCCTCCCATTTGATCTTGAACCCGTTACCGTCATTGGTCACTGTCAGAATGGTCAGACCTCTGACATGTTCGCTCCAGTCGTTGCTGTTGCTGTAACTTAGGCGACATACGTCCAAGCCTGTCTGGTCATCAATAAGTTCGTCTACGTAATACTTGATGCTGTCATCAGTGGTATCTAAAATGTAATGTCTCATTGTTCAATGATGTTAAGTTCTGTCGTTAGTTTTCTGACCTTGTTGATCAGGTCGTTCAGGTCACCGTCGTTGACGATTACGTGTGTGAATGGATAATCATCAAGAGCTGTCTCAGAAGGATGATCATCTTGTTTACGTTCAGGACGATCTATGCGCAATAGTAATCCGTTATGATTTTTGATTGCTTCAGCTTCGTTGGGAAAACGCACGTCTGTAACGATCCAATAGCTGGGGTTATACTGTGACAGTTTAGGAAACCTGTAGTCTGCCATCAGTGCATTAACCCACACGTTCTCGTGCAATCCTTTGCGCATGGCTTCTGTACCCAGTTCCTGCAACAGTTGGCGCACTGTCATCCGCTGCATACCAACCACATACTCGATATTCAATGTACCAAAAGATTCTTTCATGATAGCAACAGCTGCTTCTGCTTCTTCTTTTTTCACAAAGCGACCGGACTGTTGTATGAGTTGACCGTTCATGATAAGAGAAACGGTGTAGTAGTTCCATTCAGGGCCCAGGTATTCTTTCTTGAACTCCTGGTCTTCAAACTTTTCTACAGGAATGCCAGTCAATAAAGAAGCAGTTTGCTTAAGCTTACCTGCAAACTTTTTGATTTTGTAATGAGAGCCACGTGCTACATAGCCGTTGTGCTCAAGGTCAGCGATAATATCACCGTTGGTCATACTGTATATCTCAGGTTCTAAACTGAGGTACTGTATGATGCGGGCAACGGTATCCTTACCACTGCCAATTTTGCCAGAGATGCCAATGAGGTTGGTGTTCATTTGTTGTAAGTCTTAATGCGTTTAACCAGGCTGTATTTGTCAATCGTAATGCGATACTTCAGCCTGAGGTATCGCATAAGTAAGTACACTTTGTTGGTGCGGGAGGGTCGCTCTGCTACCTTGCAGAACTCCTCATAGATTACGTCTTCTTTCATAGGTAGTAGATAAAGAGACAACCGGTTACAAATTGTAACCATCTGTAACCGGCATCTCTGATTTGTATTTAAAATCCAGCTTCAGCCGCCAGTTCTTCAACTCTTGGGATCAGCAATAGTGATTCGCCTGTAGGCAGAACCGCAGTCTTAGGCTCCAGGTATAAGAGGTTGTCAAACACCTGGTGTACTTTGCCCTGGTCATTCATCCAGTCAGCAGGGTGACCTTCTTTTAGTGCCAAAGTAATGTGGTTGTACAGTGCCCATGCAGACTCAGGGTCTACTTTGTAATCAAAGCTGGGTTTGTTCATCTCACTCTTGACAATACCCATCTGCATCCCGTTGAGTACATTTTCTTCAAAGAAGAGTGTACCCAGGATGTGATGACGGTCTGTCCTGGTCAAGTTGCGATCACGCATGTTGTCCTTGTGACGCACCAGGGTACGCCAGTATTCGTCAGATTGGCGGATGTACTCCGCGATGTGGCCTTCAGCCAACACATCAGCAGTGCCGGTGTGCACCCTGCGGTACGCACCGAACTTGCTGTTGTTAATCATCATGCCGTTCATACAGACCTTCACCATGCCGCCCAGGTTGAACCTGAAGGCATACTGCTTGTTGTAAGAATTCATAAAGTTGGCCGCCAGTTCAATATCCATGTCTTCTTTGTAGTTGATGCGGAATGAACCAGTAGCAATGTCACCGTTGTTGGAACAACGATAGTCTTCACCAGTAATGACAAACCCAGCGTTGGTGATCTCGCTTCTCACACGGTTGATAACCTGTGTGTGAGATATGGGTGTATAAGATTTTGTACGCTCAGGCAGCGGAGCGCCTATGATGGTAGCATACGCTGGCATGCCTTTGATTGTCCTTTTCATAATGTTAAAACAGACTTAATTGTTGATTTACTAAATGTGCGGGTAACACAGATGCTTGTTTTTCTATCTTGGCGATCTCGTCATAGATCTTGTCCAGGTAGTACTTCTCATCCACATCATACTCCTCCCAGGTTTTCTCCTGAAACTTGTTGAAAATGGTCTGGTGTATGCTGCCACTTTCCAACTGCATAGACCGACCGTCAGGGTTGGCTTTCAGCAATTTGGATCCCTTGCGGGAGTTGTAGTAGCGCACCAGTTTCTTGAGTGTCTCCTCCTTATACAGACCGTCTTCCACAAACTGACGTATGAAGAACCAGTCGCCTTTTAGTTTAGCACCTGCACAGTAGTCATGAATGTCCCTGTTGTTTTGTACAAACTCTTTGGGATCTGTGCCGTGTATGAAGTATGCATACCACGCTTTGGGAATGATAAGCATGCTTTTGTTTTTATGCAGGGCGAGCTCATCAAACTCAAAGCGACCCTTGCACTTGGTCTTGCCATCTTTGAATACAGCAATGTAGTTGTTGACATCGCCAATGATCATCTTGCTGTATTCGACTGTCTCCAGTTGCAGGTTGGTCATGGTTTCCCACTCCCTGCATATTTGATAGAACAGCTCCTCGTGTTCCTCATCTATCATGAACTCCAAACCATCGGTGTTTTGCATGAGCGGTTGCGCCCCAGGTATCCGGGTGGCAAGCATCTCATAGAGCATGCTGAGCAGGAGCTGACCGTTGATGGTAATGCGGAAGGTAAACTCCGGGTCATACAAAAACGAGTGCTTGTCCTTGCTCAGGCCGTAGGTGGCGTTCAGGATAATCTTGAACAGGTAGTTGAGCGGATCTTTCTTGTCATACTTTTTACGTTCCTCAAAGAACCATTCATACAGTTCACAGAATTCATGCTTAGGCAGATGTGCTGGCGACCATTTGTTTCTGATGGCCAGGTTAGGATAGAAGCTGGTTACGTCCGCAGACATGATCTTTTTACCATCTTTTGCTTCATATATGCCTGATGCAATACAACCATGCAGACCACCCAGTGCGTAATCGGTGGGGACCTTGCGGTAGTTCATCCTGTACTTGGGACCCTTCTTCTTCTCCAGCTCATCCATGTCCACCGTAGTGTCAATGGTAAGGGCTTTGAACCAGTTGTGCACCGCGATGAATTCGGGTGTCTCAAACTTGATATAGGGTAGCAGGATGTCACGAACCACCACCTGGTCACGGTGGGTGCGCATGTTGCGTATCACTTTCTTGTCTTTTCCAAGCTTATCGCTTAGGAAATACAGGAAGATCTCCTTGGATATCCGTGGCTCAGATGCACTGTACAGCTTGATGTTGTATCGTTTGCTGAGCTCTGCACGCAGGTTGATCTGGGAGAACATGACCTTCTCACCCTTGGGGCTGGTCCTGTTGAAGATCGACTTGGTGCTTTGCACGTCATTGATACAATAGCTGACAATCATTTCAGTTGTCCTAAGATCGCGGACAACTTCATAGTGTGGATGAGGCATCTCCTCCACATTGTGCCAGTCCATAGAGAACTGTATCCACTTCAGACTGCTGCTCTTGGCGCGGTTGTCCCAGTGGTTAAGCTTAAAGATATCCACACAGGGTATGGACAGTTTGAATTCTGGGTAGTCGAGGAACTCACCGTTTCTGGATTTCTCAATGACAGATTGAGCGTACTGGTATATCACCGTCGTATATGTATCCGCATCTATATCTTTGCGGCAGAACATTTCCTGGTTTGCCAGTATGTATTCCGTTATCTGCGCGTCAAACGCAAGGTTGTTGAAACCAAAGTGCCAGTCTCCACTCACGCGTGATTCAATGAGGAACTCCGTGAAGGAGCGCATATCATTCTGATAGGGGCCTACCACAAAGACTTTACGCTCCTCACTGAAGACATCCTCAAACACAGCGATGAAAGAATTGACAATGGTCTCATAGTCCATTACCCAGAACTTTCGCTGTCTCATAATTACTGCGCTTGTTCAGGTTGCTGGATAGACTCTACGGCTTGTTGAGGACTTGGAAACAATGTTTCACTGATTACTTCAGCATCTTTGTTTACTACAAAGCGCTCAATGAACGAGGTGATATCACCCATGTTGTCCATGTAGTACTCTGTGAACGTGTTCATGATGCGACGCTCTTCTACTACGCGTCCGGGCTCAGCACCTTTGATAGGCATGGTTTGCCCCTTGTCGTTTAGCTTAGGGAGCATCAGTGGTTTTTCCACGTTGGTCTTACCAATGATGGCAAGCACCTTAGTAGATGGGTCATAGATTGCCTCTACAAATGGGCAGTCGTTAGTGATTGGCATAAGACGGAACGTCTTGTGTCCGTACCAGTCGGTACTGTAAGCAAGCATGTTTTGCATAGCTGTTAAGGATTGTTGGTTATTAATTCAGAGTTAGCATAGTCTTCCTGTACAGGGTCGTACATCTCACAAAGCTCACCCACTTCACGGAGGAGTTCTTCCTCGATGGCCAGTATGTCAGCGTATTGTTTGTAGTACTTCTCTGGAAACAGGAAGCTCTCGATGTACACCCACTCTGGAGTGTGTACACCATAATAGTCAGTAAGTATCTTCTTGGCCTCTGCGCTCATGCGAGAGTACTTGCCTTTTATGAAGTTGTCGTAATCTTCTGCAATGCTGTTTAAGTCAAACACATATGCAATATTCTTGTCATCAATGGGTGTGCAGTGGTCAAGGAACTTG